TCTATACAGAGAATGCTAATAGAACTAAAAGAAGTTGCAGTTGAAACTAATAAAAAGATTGCAAAAGATTTAGGTATACCACAGTCAACTGCAATTACTTGTGTTAAACCATCAGGAACTGTATCACAGTTAGTTGATAGTGCATCAGGTATTCATGCAAGACATAACGATTACTATGTTAGAACTGTCAGAGGTGATATTAAAGACCCACTAACACAGTTTATGAAGGAAATGGGTATACCTGTAGAGCCTGATGTCATGAAGCCTGATAGTGTTGCAGTATTTAGTTTTCCTATGAAGTCACCTACAGGTGCAATCACACGAACTGCTATGACTGCAATAGAACAATTAGATTATTGGCTTATGTTTCAAAGACATTGGTGTGAGCATAAACCATCTGTCACTGTTTCTGTTAAAGAGAATGAGTGGATGGATGTGGGTGCATGGGTGTATAAAAACTTTGATGAGGTATCAGGTATATCCTTTTTACCTTTCAGTGAGCACACATACAAACAAGCTCCTTATCAAGATATAGATGAGACCGAGTATAATGAACTCATGAAGACCATGCCAAAGGCTATTGATTGGAGTAAACTAAAAGACTTTGAGAAAGAGGATACGACAAGTGGAAGCAAAGAACTCGCCTGTACTGCAGGTGTATGTGAAGTCGTTGACATTGAGGCTAGTTAATGCTATAGTCTTAATTCCTATCCTTGCATACCTGCTTACCTTAGTGTTTGCAGGTATCGTGGGTAGTAAAGCACTTGAGGGTAGCATGATTGAAGAATACTTTTATTGTATTGCTCTCTTAATTTTAATTATAATTATAAAGGAGATTAGATATGTTATCACCATCAGTAGAAGATAGAAAGAAATTTGACATTGACCTAGAGTATGGCAAAGTCAGAGAAGAACTTGTAGCTAATATGTTACAAGATAAAAAGATAGAGGTTAAGAGTGAAAGAGACAAGTGGCAGAAGACAGGAAACATAGCGATAGAATATGAATCATATGGTAAGCCTAGTGGTATCAACGCAACAGAAGCAGATTATTGGTTTCACAATCTATGTATAGGAGATGATACGTTCTGTACTCTTGTGTTTAAAGTAGATAATCTAAAGAAACTAATTGATAAATTAGATTATAAACGTAGTGTATCAGGTGGAGACCACAATGCATCTAGAATGTACCTGTTAAAACTAGATAAATTGTTTTCCTCTGATGTGATTAAAACATTTAAAGGAGAATAATATGAGAGATATAATGTTAGCAGCGTTAAAGTCTTTTTATGTAGGAAATATAAATAGACACATAGCAAACGTAGAAGTATATTTAAGAATGCCTGTAGGTATAGGAGAGCACTCAGATATACAAGAGTCTATTGATAAAGAGATAGAAAAGATTGCTCAGTTTGATGATAGACTAGCAATGATAACTAAATATTTTGAAAGGAGACAGGAAGATGAAAAGAAAGAAGAGAAATCCAAGTCTAAGTAAATATGATGCACCCCTACGTATTCAGTTTGAACGTGGGGTGAATGCCTTCAAGGGTAATCAATACATTAGAAATGTTGATGGACATAAAATTATAGCAACAGTAAGTCCTTATAATTCTAACACCATGCAACATAGAGAATGGCAGAGAGGTTATAACTTTGCCTACTTCAAACAGTTAGAGAAAGTAAAACGTAATGAATCTAGAAGAAGAAGCCAAGAGGTTCATGCAGAGTAGAAGACAACCTGTGAGTCCTCTTGATGATATAATTAAAAGATTAGAGAATGTTAATAAACAATTAGAATTAATATTTAAGAAAGTGAAAGAGTTGAATGCAAAAGATAACACCGACACATGACCTTTCTTGGTATTTAAAATGGGCAGGGTCGTTCTTAATCATGTCAGGTATAATATGTAGGTCAGTGGGGGTTTTGCCTCTGTACGACCTTGTATCGTCTTGTATTGGTACAGGATTACTAGCAGGTATGGCTTACCTATGGCATGACAGAGCCTTGCTCATGGTAAATGGGGTAGCCTGTGCAGCATTAGCTATGGGAATACTGAGATACTTGTTTGTTTGAAGATGATTAGTTTCTTCTAGCTAATATTTGTCCTATTCTTTTACCTTTTCTCAAGTGATTAACTTCAGGCTCTTGCTCTTGCATTTCCATAACAGTTAAACCATGCTTTTCCATATAATATTCATCTGCTAGTTTTCTTTTTTCATTACCTATTCTTAACCATTGTGCTCTGTCAAATGCAGTAAATGCCTTACCCTCATCTCTAGCCTCTTTTTTGGCTTCTAATTTTCCTATTCTTGTAGATAGCTTTCTAAATCTTGCTAGTCTTCTTTTCATCATAATTCTTTTTTTGATGTCTGAAGCATTTTTATATCTATCTGTTTCAATCAACTTAGATACTTCATTCTCTACATACTTACCCATGTACCTCTTAACAAAAGAGTCTGCCTCTTTGTCTCCTGTAGATGGAACTACCATATAATTCTCAAGTCCTAAGTTCACTAATTCTTTTTCTATAGGTGTTCTTTGTTGTTCTTTTCTCAAACCTGTAAGTTGAGTTCCAATTGGGTCTTGTCTATATATAGGACCTTCTCTTGTTGGTATTTCAACATCATCAAATCCACCATACTTGGAAGCAAAAGGTAAATTACGTGCAATAGTATTACTGAAAGCACTCAATCCTCTTTCATCTGCACCTGTTCCTTCAATCTTATTGAAGTCTTTTAGCCTAGCTTCTTCTTTATCAAAAGCAGCAACAACATCTCTCACAACTCTACCCGGAGTTAGTGCTCCACCCACTAGCTCTCCTACATATCCACCTACGTATTCTGCTAGTTTTTCTCCTGTAACATCTGTTAATCCTGATGGACTTCTAACATTTCTAAAGAATGAATCAATCATGTAAGAACTTGCACCTGTTCTAAATTGTGAACCTGTCAATCCTTCTAATAATGTTTTAGTATTAATCTTATCAAGCTCATTATTATCCCATTTAACTATAAGGTCTGCAACCACAAGATAAGGTGCAAGAGGAAAGAAAGGTCTCATATCTGTTGTTCGACCATCTTGAGTTTTACTCTCGTACCATCTTACATCTTGGTTATTTGCTCTATGATTAATAGCAGCCATCAATGCACCATAACCAACTATACCTTTAGAGAATTGTTCTCTTGCTTTATCTATATTTGCTTTACCACCTTGTAATAATTGCTTTCTCTGAGCATCTGTCATGTCTCCCATAGCAGCTCTCATATATTTTAAAGCACCACCTGCACTATTAAATGTAGCACCAACAAAACTAAGAGGACTATATTGAAACTGAAACTGCATGGCATTAGCCATAAATCTAGCAAATGGAAATGCACCTGTGCCTACAGGGACACCTACAAGTCCGGGCAAAGGTCCTAGCTTCTCGTTAAATCTAATAAAGGTATTAGCTATGCCATCTCCTACGTACTTCTTAGAGTTTTCTTTAGGCATACGAGAGAACGTAAATGCCACTGCATCTTCTACTGCATCACCTACTAGTTTAGTAGGTAATACCTTTCCCTCTCTATAGACTTTATCTAAACTCAATCCCATTCTTCTAAGTTTCTTATCTATTGATGCAGTAAAAACACCTCTTCTAAAAAATGTATCTTGCATAATATTAAGTTTATTTAAACCCATTGTAAACTTAGATAGGGTTTCAGTTCCTGATACTTCACCTGTGGTTCTATTTAAAACTTTTAAAAGTTGGGGATTGTATTTTAACATAGCTTCTGCAATGTCACCTGCTTGATTATTGTCTATTGTGTAAGCTAATAATCCAAAAGCATCTCTTCCTATATCAGTCAGTCCTTGAGTGAACTTACCCTTTGCTATGTCATCTGCTGCTCTACCACTAATAAGAGAATCAAATGCTCTACCTGCGTGGTACAAACTTGATTCCATTAAGTTATAAGCAGACTCAAATCCTAATCTTACAACACCTGTTGCCACGTTACGCACTGTCGTAGATACCTGCGTAACCATAAGTGCTCTTCTTTCTCTATCAAGACGTTGCATCACTTGAGCAAACTTACCTGTATAAGAGTCACCTTCTTTGCCAAATGTATTCTCGTATAATTCTTTTATCTTAGGGTCTGCATCTTTATATCCTTTTAATAGCTTACCTATCGGACTAGCAGCAGTTAATATACTACCTGCTTCACTAAATGATGTGAATGTAATCTTAGCAAACTGTTCTTGAGATAATCCTGCTCTTGCTATAGCACCATCTAATAAATCTGCATCAATTTCTTTAAAGTCTTCTAGCCTATTCAGAATGTTTCCTATAGCTTCTGATGCAGTTTTTTCACCTGCTTTGTATTCTGCTAAGAAGTCATCGAACCTACCCTTGGGGTCTTTCATCATGTCTTCTACTACCTCTGTAGCAAACTTACCTACTCTTTGTATAATATCTTTCTTTACTTTTTTATCTAAAGCATCTAGATTTGATAGGTCTAAGTTAGGGTCTATAGAATCTAATATTCTTCTACCTTCTGTTGGGTCAAAAGATATATCATCTGCATTAGCAGTAAATTTACCTGCCAATATACCTTCACCCTTTTCCATTTTTGCTATGTCACTCTTTATAGATTTAGCATCTATTTCTATGGCTCTTTTAACACCTTCTTTTCCTACTACTCTAGTAAGTGCTAAACCTAGTCCACCTACTATTCCTGCACCTAATGCTCCACCTGTAATTATTTCACCTACAGTAGCATCTCCTTCTCTTAGTTCTGCTGCTTCTTCTATTTCTGATTCTGCCTGTGTATCATAAGCACCACGCAATCCCTCTACTCCTGTCTCCACTATTAAAGGTTTCTTGGCAGCTTGGAATCCTATTCTTTTAGATTGTTCTAAAGCACCTTTCTTTCCTACATCTAATAAGGCTCTTTGAGCTAGTTTAGTTGCACCTAAAGTAGCAACTTTACCAGCACCAATTCCTATTAGAGTAAGAGGGTCAGAAAAGAATGACACTGCATAGTCAGTTAAAGCACTTAATGCTCTATCCCCACCCTTCTCATAAAAGTTAGGCAGTCTTTGTATATCTCTATACAATGCACCAAACTCTGCTTTATCTTGCTTATTAGCATTACGGATATAATCAACCTGACTAGCTAAATCTAAGGTGTTGGCATTAAATTGTCTGTAGTGTGTAATGAATCTACGAACATAATCTTTATTGCTTTCGCCTTCCATTTGAAGACCTGATTCACCAAACCTTTTCTTTCCATAAGACCTTAATGTAGACAAAAAGTTTTCATCTTTAGAAAACTCATCTAAAGTTTTTATTCTATCTACTTTTGTTTCTTCTGCGTATTCGGGATTTAATTCGTAAGTAGCCTCTTCTTCTATTATAGAATCATAAAAAGAATCTCCTGTTACAGAAATCTCTTCTTTTTCTGCAGGTATTTCTTCTTCATCTAATATTGATTGATAATAGGAATCTTCTACGACAGGAGTTTGAGTTGTTTCTTTTTCTTCTTCTTCAAATAACGAGTCATAATAAGAGTCACCTGTTTTAAGCTCTTTCACTTTTTCTCCTATTATATAGCACCTGAATATTCAAATTTAGGATTGGTATTTATAATATCACCTTCTTCATTTCTTATAAAAGGCTTCTCTGTGTTGTCAGCTACATCACCTTTATTTCTAACAAATGTTTTTGTTTTTTGTGCTGCCTCATACTTATCTATTTCTTTGTTTACTATTTCTTGAATGTTAGGAGCATTAGGATATGCATTTTGAACTATCTCAAATATCTTTTGATATATCTTATTTTTTCTTTCACTACTTAATCCTTTGTTTATCTTACCTAATTCACCTTGTAAAAATGCTTCAGGACTACCTGCATCTTGAGCACTTTTAACTTTGTCTTCAAATGTTGTTGTTTTAGATTTATCAACTTTATCTTCTTCTTCTTTAGGTTTACCTACATACTGCCCTAAGTTAAAGTCACTAATGAAATTTTTCATATCATCACCAGTGTCTATAAGGTCTCCATTACCATCAACTAATTTATTAACAAAAGTCTTATCCCATGCTTTCATTTTATTATTTATGAATGCTTGAGCCTCTTGCTCATCAAGTATTGGCTCACCATCGTCACCAACCACAGTGCCTTTTGCAACATCACCAAGAGTAAGTCGAAATAATCTTCTAGAATCTTTAAACCCATTCTTTAACTCTGTGTAACCTCTACCTGTATCTTTACCTTCTTGTCTTAACTTTTCAGCTAATACAGATGAACTAACATTATTCATATTAGCAACCTGTTCTGTTAATATTTTATTATCTTTTTCTAACTTAGCTCTCTTTTCTGCATACTTAGGGTCGTTCTTATCTAACGCTAATATTGCACTAGTATTTTGAGCATACATAGTCTGCACATCTTTTACTTCTTTCTTTAAATTCTGAAAGTTTATAGTTCCTGTGCCATACTTTTTTACAGAATCTTTAAATTCTTCTTTTGAGCTAGGTAATAATCCTGCCTGCTCATACTGTGCTTTTGCCTTTTCATACATACTTTTTGAATCTATACCAAATAACTTAGCACCTTTACTTCTAACACTCTCTGTAAACTCAGGTGCAGATATAGTTCTTAACTTAGCTAATCCTTTTGCTGCATCTGCAACACCTTTAAAGCCTTGCTCTTCATTTGCTGAAGTATAACTATAGGCTTGATTCATATCTCCACCTAATCTTTTATGTGTAGATAGTTCTTTATACATGGTATTATAATGCTCATCACCACCTGCAACAATAGACCTAGCTTTATTAAATCTAAATGGGTCGTTAGGGTCAAATAATTGTGCTATAGAAGTTATTTGTTTCTCCACTTTTTCTTTATCGTCTTGAAACTTTTTTCTATTTTCTGCAGCTTCTGCCACTTGTCTATCAAGAATAGTTCTAGTACGGAGCTTTACTTCTTTTTCTTGCTCATCAATATCCTCTACTATCTGCGAAGCAGCACCACCTAAAAATGCACCAAAGTTAAATCCCATTATGCTCTCCTTGCCATAAGACCCACAGGCTCTTCATCTATTTCTTCTTCCATATTTTCTTCTTCAGGCATATCCTCAACAGTCATACCTTTTATTTTACTTAATGCAGACTCTAACACTGCATCAGATGGTCTATCTGATTCTTCAGGTTCATCACCCATGACATATTTTGTATCTGTTTTTTCTGCAAGTGTTTTCATAATCTCTATTAATATGGGCATAATTAATACACCTACATCTATATTATGCACACCCTGTAACACTGCACCAAGTTGCATAGAATTAGCTATTGTAGATAAAGGTATACCCATCTCTATAATAGATAGTAACTCTTGCACTATCTCAGGGTTGTCAAATCTTTCTAAGTACCAATCCATAGATTCTTCTACAGTATTAAACTGTGGTGGGTTCTGCCAAGGTCTAGCTCTTAGCTCGTGTGTAAGTGACTGACCCGGAATAGGTCTACTTAATGATACTTGGTCTACATCACGCATTATTATAATCCTTAATATCTTGTACGTATCTTGCAACACGCATAGTTACGTCCACATTAGGTTTATACTTTCTACCTTTTGTAGACATTGTTTTAGACAGTAGACCACCTTTAGGTTCTTCTACAGGTTCTACTTTCATATTTCTAATTTTATTGTATACATTTAAAGAAGGGTTTGTTTCCATTATCCGAATAGTCCTCCACCACCACCAAACATTGAACCTGTCACAAATTTACCAATTAAACTACCAAAAGCAGAAGATGAATTATAATCATTTTTCATTTCTTGTATATTAGTTTTATTATCGGCTTGTAACTGTGCCATTGCAAGTTCAATAACACGACTTCTTTCATTTTCTGCAGAAGTCCATGCCCACTCCATAGTGTCACCATAATATTGCCACAGATTATTATAGGCTTGATTACTTATACCTAATATATTCTGAGCGTTTAGTTCATTAGCTCTATTAATAGCCACAGTATCTGCAGTAGCTAACTGTCTTCTCCAATTAGCATTTGCTTGTGCAATCACTAATTGATTCTGTGCATTGAATTGGTCACGTTGATTATTAATCTCTGCGTTAAATCTCTCTATAGTATTAGCCTGACCTGCATTAAACTGTTCTTGTGCATTCATCTGTGTCGCATTAAACTGATTAGCTTGTTGCCCTAGTGATGCAAAGAATTGGTCAACTTGATTCTGTGAAGTAGCATTAAACTGTCTTGCTGCATTCTGAGCAGCTTGGTCTGTAAACAAAGATTGTATCTGTTGTTGTGCTCCAAACATATCTGCTTGTTGTGTGTTAGAAAGATTAGCCATATCCATTTGTAGAAATGACTGTGCGTTCTGAACTGCAGACTGTTGTCTTGCATTTAAATTAGCACTATCCATACTCGCTAGTGCAGATGCCTCTGCCATTGTTAATGCTTGTCTATTAGATAGATTATTTAAGTTCATAGTTTGGGCAGCACGAGAGTTCTCTAAAGCTACCTGTTGTTCTGCAGTAAAGTTTCTGTTTGCTATATCTGATATCTTTGCAGCATTTTGAACTTTAGCTTGAAACCCTTGGTCAAATTCTTGCCCTATAAACTGTGCTCTTTGTTGAGCAGCCAACATTGCTCTTTGTTGTCTATTAGATAAATTTTGTGTTTCAAAAGCAGCAACAGTTCTAGCATCTGCCTGTGCTACAGGTAGTGCAGATTCCATTGCAGCTTGAACAAGTGCCTGTCCTGCTATACTAGAAGCACCAAGACCTCTTTGTTGCATAACTGCTTGTACACCTCTGATTGCCCCTGCTGCCCATGCAGGTGGGTTAGTCGCATCAAAGTCTGCAGTTAGTGTAGCAAGTTGTCCTGCTACAGTTGCTTTGTCACTAGGAGATGCAGTCGCTGCCTGTACTTGTTCAGTAAATGCTTTTGCTTTTTCTGCATTAGCAGTTGGTGATACTAATTCACCTGCCTGTATCTCTCGTTGCACAGGATTGGTCATCTTAGTAGCAGTGCCTTGAGCAGCAGTTAAATTAGCTACAGAAGTCCCCACCTGTTGTTGTGCCTGTACTTGAGCACCTTGAGACACTTGACCTTGAGCACCTTGTATAGTTTGTAATGCTTCTTGAACTTGAGGAGTTACTGCTTGTGCTTGTAATTGTTGTGCTTGAGTTTTAGTTTGTTGTTGTGTAGTTGCAGTTCCTGCTTGTGCTGCAGGTAATGCTACTTGACCTGTTACACCTATGTTAGTAGGTATAAACTGTCCTTCAGTGGGAGTTACACCTACAGGTTGTACTTGAGCACCTGAAGGTAACTGAGGACTAGTAGTCATCTGTGCAGATATGTCACCTATCGTAGCATTAGGGTCAAATGTAGCACCCGGATTTTGTACAGTAGGTAATGTAGTAAAGTTTTGTTTTGGTGGTGGAACAAATGCACCTACATCTTCTTGTTTCTGCGTTTGAACAGTACCACCTTCTGCCATTTGTATGACATCATCTTGTTCTCTTTCTTCAAGATATTTCTGTTGCATATTTAATGCATTCATAATCATGTCCTGTTCGGGCATAGCTTGATTTAATTCCACTATTTAGCTCCAATTAATATCTTATCTAACTTATCTTCTAATCTTCTGATTGCATCCATCAACTCATGCATATCATCTTTTACATCATCTTTACGTGCGTATTCTTCTCGTGTCTTATTTAGTAATATCTGTATTCTCTTTACCTCTTGGAACATCTTGTTGAATGCCCAACCAAATGGTACAACGACCATAGTTAAGATGATGTTCCAAAATAACATCGCATCTATTTCCATGTTTACTCCGTTGGTTTAGTAGGAAATGAAAACCCATTGTCAGACATACTTGTGTATGTTTTGGTAATATCTCTTAATTCTTGTCTATACTTTTTCCAAGCATCAGACATTGTTGGTGCATCAGATAAAGACATCCAATCTGTTTCAGCTAACAAGACATTTCTAACTAATCTTAATTGACCTAAAGCGTCTGTATTATTCCATTTTTTTACATTTATTTCTTGAATTAAATCATTTATTGTTGTCATATTTATCTCTTATTAAACAGCTATTTCCATAAATGTTACTGAGGATTCAGTTGTTCTGTCGTAATTAGTAGCACCATAATTCTCAATATTAAGACTAAGTTTATGACTTGTACCAGAACCTGATATAGAAATTTTATAAGATATAGCATCTGTTGTATCAGTTAAGCCTTCTCCACTTTCGTCAAGAAAAGTATATTGATGTGCATGAATACCATATCCCATAGCATTTACACTTGTATTATTATAAAGAGTTCCCCATACTGATTCTCTTGAAGTTCTACTACCATCTGTTCCAGTAGCACCAACATTTACGACTGCGTATGAGCCACTGCCTATCTTTCTGTTTAATTTTAAATTAACTTTAAGTCCTGTACTGTACTTCAAATTCCACAGTCCTAAAATTTTACTATCTGCAAAAGTTCTTGAAAAACTAACCTCAGTTCCTGCTACATCATTATAACTACTTGTACTAGCAACTGTGGTGTCGCCAAACGCAGATATAATCTTAGTTTCTACTTTTATAACTTTACCTGCTTTACCACTTCCTATAAATCTTGCTAAATCTGCTGCTTTACTCATGCTAAGTCTCCGTGAATTGCATTACAAGCATCGTTATAATCGTTGGCATTTGCATTAGTTGTTAATACAGTTAAAAACTTTGTTGAACTTGAACCAAAAGTACCAGTTGTTCCCATGTTACCTGCATTTTCACACATTCCAACTGCTGAAAATAAATCATTGCTCATGTTGCTTGTATAATTTTGTGTATATGAACCTGTTGAATCATCGGATATACTTGAAATATTATAACTATCTTGTATTGCAGAAGTTCCTTGCGTTACATTGTTCCATGCTTTAGCACTTCCATTGAAAAGGACACTCGTAGCAATACTATTATTACTACTTGCATCTGTTAATGTGTTTACTC